AGCCTCTGTTTTCCTTTAGGAAATAATGATGCTGTAGTGGGTGATATCATTTACAAGTCTGATATGTCAATGACTGATCCAAATATAATAGAACTTAAGGAGACTTTTAAAAATAAAAAAAATGGTAAAAGACGTCAGAATTTACAGAATTTTTATACACCTGATCAGAGTATTATTCTGAGCGAGGCGAAAGATTGTGGGTTTAATATGTTAGCACAATATGATTTACTACCATACAGTAGACCGTTTCAATATGTATATTTATTATACAAACCAGCAAATTAACCACCATAGCGGCCGCCACAACTATTGGGATGTGTGGCGAATTAGATTGCAAAAAGACGATGAACGGCAAGCGCGGGAGATTATGCGAAATTCACAGACATAAATTATAAATATAAACTGGTCGATATATGGCGAATATGGCGTTAAATTAATTATGTATTACTATTATGATATGTTTTTGAATTATATCATAATATCAATTATTTTGTCTATTTTGGTTTTACACGGATACAATAAAGTCAGGCATAAATTCTGGATGATTCAGCCCATATTTTATCGATATAATTTGGCGAACTGGATTCGATTGAATAGAATATATAGCATTGATCGACCAACCGATACACTATATTTAAACTTCATAAATAATATAGTCACGCATATAACAGATACAAATAATCCTATAATAATTGATAATATTTATATAAATGAAACCGAAAGGAGTATTAATTATTATGAAGATATTGTAAAATTAATGAATAGGTATCCATACTATAATAAACAACTAAATAATGGTAATAAAAGTTCTATTATTATAGATCGAAAGATGAATTCAGAAAAATTGAAACGTATTCTAAATAGTCACGATTATAATGCTGTTATAACAATGAATAGAAAGTCGATGTATAAGACAGATATATCAACATCAGAAATTTTATCGATAGATACAGTAATGGGTGTAATTATTTCAATACCATACTACTGTCGTTTTGAAGTAGTTGGGAAAGGGAATATAATTCCAGTATATTATTCAGCATTATACTATGATCCGCAAGAGATAAAGGATAAAGATGTTATGGAAATGATACAAACAAATAATTATAAAATATATGACGACTGGGATAAGGTATTGATTAGACAGTTGGATTATAGGAACGATAGTGGTGGTGATGATGATACAGAGTCGAAGACCGACGTTGCAAATCATAGAATTAAGAAAGACGATGAACGGCAAGCACGGGAGATTATGCGAAATTCCAATAAACCGAAAATTAAAAATAAGAATACAAACACGAATACATACCAAGAGAATGGGTTAAATATTTCAAAATATAAGACAAAAATATATGCGTCAATTTATAGATATACAGGAGTATCTATCCCGAAGGTGATTGTTCCTTTTGTTATTTTTCATAGATTTTATATACCGATATCATCACAGCCCTCCCAAGAGTGGCAGAAGATTGAGTATAGATTTCATCCAAGTATTCAGTTAATAAAGATCGGCACACAAAATGTTACACTTTTATATGATTTTTTAGAATCGTGTTATGAAGGATTACAGAAGCATATGCGGATAAATACAGATATAAATGAATCTAAAATGTATAAATATAAACTCCCTTTTAAATGCTGTATAATACCATCACTTAGGCATATATTTCATATGATTAAAATGGAACTGTGTTCGATTTATGTATTAATGCAAAAAAATAATGATATAAGAGTGGGAGGAGAAACAACGAATATTCTTTCAATGTATATGTTTTCTAATTCGGATGATACTGTGTCAAATAATATGAAAATAGATAAAAGACATATATCTTATTTGACAACCTCTGTTATGTATAGTGGAGATCGAATTAGTGGAACATCTTCGTTTATATACGGCTTCATAAATGCTTTAAAACTTGAAGCACAAATCAAGAAAATCGGGTGTGTCGCAATCGATACACTATCACATAATAAATCATTAATTGATTTTTTGATGGTAAATAATAAACCATTAATGGTCGAGAAAAATAATCTTATTTTTTATAATTATATATGTAATACATTACCACCTGAAGATGTTATGATAATGAATTAAATGATACTGTTGTTGGTATTATTTTGATTTATCATTTATTGAATTTAACATAATCTCCCGTGCTTGCCGTTCATCGTCTTTCTTAATTCTCTTAAATAGCTATTTTATCAATACTATCGCACATACTTACCCGATCGTGCGAATGAATCTACTATAAAAATGACAAATATTCCTAAAAATGTATATAAAATTAAATCCTCTAATATAGAATTTGTTTTATAATCTTGTTGCTCCTCTAACAAATCTATAATGTAGTTTAATTTCTCAATCATATCGCCTTTCGATTCCTCTGGTATATTACTCATACCTTGATTAAGATAAGGGACAAACTGTTTATAATATTGGTTAGCGTAGTTGCTAGGAGCATCATCATATGATGTGGGTGAAACAGGATAACCAGAAGATACAGGTGTATCAATAACAGTATTGTTTATTTTTGCTTTATTAGATACACTAGATGGATCGTATACTGGAAAACTATTAGAATTTACGGCACCTGAACCTTTCTGACTAAGCTGAGGTAAAGGGGGATAACCATTTTTAGAATCAATGCCTGGACCTACATTTCCACCTAGTCCGACAAAATTGGATAATTTTCCAACTGCGTCGTTGTCATTATCTTCGTTCTCAGTATCGCTAGATTCGTCCATAGACTTTAATAACGCAGATAGTTTAGATTCATTTGGGACCGTTGGTTTTTGTTTTATTGTTTTTCTAAGATTGTTATTTTTTTGTTTTGTGTTACCACTACTAGTATTTGCTAAACTATACGTACTTTTACCAGCATCCATATAGGAGGATTTTTTATTTTGAATCGTAGATCCGCTAACATCACCGTCATTATATGATGAAGCAAATAGTGCTAAAGGTAGAGTCATTCCTATAAAAAAATGAGATAATATTTTAAAAAAAAAACGGAAATTATATAATTATAATCATTATAATCATTATAATCATTATAATCAATATAATCATTATAATCAATATAATCAATATAATCATTATAATAAATATAATCAATATATTACCTTCCTGTAAATACTTTTACTATAGGCATTCTAAAATCATACTTACGATTTTTATAGTTATTAAAATCTATTCTCCAATCACAATTATAAATTATATGCCCCATTAATGAAGAATTCTTATGTTTATACTGTAAAATACAGCCAATTATTCTTTCAAAGGCGCATCTATCAACTCTTTCTGTAATAACAGGTATTAATTGCATTAAGTGAAACTCATCATCTATTTGTTTTAAAAATTTATATGTTATAACTGACATACTACCAAAACAACCTGACCAAGATCCATCATCTTTTTTATTATAAAAGTTAGTTAAATTCGTATTATTTAATGATCTTAAAAGTTTTAATTGACTTTGGAACGATTCGGAGTCGTTTATATGTTCTTTTCCAAAATGTATTAGAAATTTGTAATCACTTACCATACCATCAAAATTTATATTTCTCTTAATAAACATCGAATCGTGTAAAATAACAACCTTATGACAAAAATGAGTTCTAAGGTAATAATAATATGGTAGAAATTCACCTCTTTTAGGGAATTCGCTTTCAATAATCATCGTATTATTTAATTCATCATTTGTTACAAATTTCTTATTACTATTATCATCTATAATAAGTATCCTATTAGTTGGATAAAATCTTCTTATACATCTAAAACACTCTTTCCAATATTCATTTGTGGTAGTATTAGTAACATTTCTTAAAATAATAAACCCAAGTTTTTCTACTGTTTTAATATCGTTATTTTCTAATGCATGTTCAGTAGAGCACTTAAGGACGGGCTCGGATGGATTATCAAGTTCAGAGTCAGGAGCAGACCGATGCAAAGAGTTAGGAGAATGAATATCTATGTCGTGAGTAGGTTTCCATACAATATCTGCTATTATTGTTGGTGCAACTACTGATAAGTTATCTATAATTTGTGGAGCCTTTAATTGTGTGTGTTGTATTATTTCCTGGCGTTTTAAATATTCATATATTGGTATTTTTACTTTTTTGGAATGTTGGTATTTTCCTGTAAATTTTAATTTAGCCAATAACATTTTTAATCTATATAAATATTTTTTATTTCTAAATATATATTATTACGATCTTATGAATTCGATTATATTTTATTCTATTTTATTATTCATTATAATTTCGATTTTTATTCCATCTATTTATAACTATTGCTACAGTTCGTTCGTAGGAAGAATTTTAATAATTATTTTAATTTTATACTTCTCAAAGCAAAATATATTTTTGGGACTTATTTTTATAACGTTAGTAATTACGTATTCATATCCGTTATATGAAGGATTTAATGTTGGTATAATAAGTTTAACAACCGACAATACAAAACCAACTAACCCTGCTAACAAATATGACTTATTTAATTATTATAATGAGTTTTATTGTTCTGATCCTAATAAAGTTAATCAGTGGAATACTATATCGGCAAATTTAAATAATAAATATACAAACGATGAAGTAGTTTTAGCAAACTATAATTTAAATAATTATACACAGTTATGTATTAACAACGGTATGTATGAATCGAATATACAACAGACAATTTATGACCAGGAATCACAAGGACAATTTGGATGGTTATCAGGTGCGTTTCAATCTGTCATAAATTTCGGTTCTAGTATTGCAGGTCAAGGTAATGTAATGGAGAATACTAGCAATATAGACGGTTGTTCATATAATGGCCAAGATGGTCGTTATGTATACTACACACCAGAATGTTTACTAGAAAATAACAGTAGTTTTATGTGTAATGACATATCACCGGGTAGTCAAATATATCAATCAGCACAAACAGTATCGAATAATACCAATCTATCAAACAGATCACAACAAGAAGCTCAATATATTATAAATACACAAAATTGGATTTGTCAATAAATGGTATATAAATGGTATATAAATGATATATAACTGCCATACAATTGTAAAGTTAATACAAAAAATATTATATATTTTTATATTATATACATTAACATATAATATAGAATAATACAATGGATATATTAAATAATGCTGTAAATTCATTAAATTCAAGCACGTTTTTTGCTGGAATTATGATGATATGTTTAAACATAGGTTCTCGTTATATACAAATTAATTTAGATGAATCTACGGAATCATATATTAAATATGCATTAACTAAAGAAATACTTGTATTTACAATATCGTGGATGGCTACGAGAAATATATATATGGCGCTTATGTTAACAGCTGTATTTGTTATTTTAGCGGATTTTATTTTTAACGAAAAGAGTAAATATTGCCTTTTACCGAAAAAATTCATAAAAACACGACAAGCTAGCGAATTGTTGAACAATAAAATAATAACAGACAAAGAAATAAACGACGCTACTGAGTTATTAGAAAAGGCTAAAATACAGAAAATGAAAATAAATCAACTTAACTATTTAGATATTTACAATTCAAATAAGTTTTAATTTATTTTTAATTTATTTTTAATTTATTTTTAATTTATTTTTAATTTATTTTTAAATAAGTAATACAGTTACAAAAATATATATTATTCCTTCAAATTAATTAAATGAATAATATATATTACTATTATTATTATTATTGGTAATATATAATATGGCAGATAATAAAGACCAACAGACAAAAGGACAAAGAGAAGAAACAAAAGAAAAAGATGCTATAGAAAAATATAATGTCGGGACGCTTAAAATGTATATATCGCCCGAAATAATAGAAACAAATAAGAGCGGAGATTTTAAAAAACGAAAACTATCAAAAATTTATTACCTACGAAAATATACTGAAACACCTAGTGAATTACAACAATCTCAGAAAACTCAAGATGCTGCAGCAGCTGCCCCTGCAGTAGC